CATTAAGAATTTGTGGCATGATAAGTTAAAGCAAATATATGCTGATAAATCTTCAGTAGGAGAAGGGCCTCTTGATATATTAAGACAGGCTGGTATGCCAATTGAGGGTTTCAATTTTGATATCCAGCACAAAGACAAATTATACAAGAACTTGGCAAACTTTATCCAAAAAGGACAGATACACTGGCCAGCGGCCGCCCCAAGAGGATTTGGAAAAGAATATGTACATTTTAAGCAACAAATGATGGAATTAGAAAAAGAGTTTAAATTATCAGGGCTTATTTCTGTTCACCATAATCTTGATGATTCACTGGGGAGAGATGATTTTCCAGATAGCTTAGCATTAGCAGTATGGGCTGCCTCTCACTTTATTTCTCCCGCAGCATATACAGTCTAAAGGAGTTTTAATGAAACTTAAAAAAATTATCCTTGTATCCAAAGAAAATAATATACTCTATAAAGTAGCTTGCTATACTTATAACATGCTCAACATGAAAGTAAGACGTATTGATATTATAAATAATAATAAGGCAATAGTTCACTATCAACCATTCAGAGTTAAAATGAAAAGATAAGGAGGATACAGTGAGTATAAAATTTAATACACTTGGGATCATCATGGATACGGCTAAGATAGAAAAAGCTCATAGGCTAATCGATAGTCTTTATGCTAAGATAAAGAAATACAACAATGAGGTAAAACAAGCTAATAGATTGCTTCGAGAGTTTGATGAGCTGAAAAAAAGGACTAATGTCAGATTTGACAAAGGTGAAGTTAAGGGTTTACCTAATAAGGAGAACTTAAAATAATGAGATGGTGTCCCCATTGCCAAAAATACACTGATACCCATCAAACATCTGCTACTTATAGCAAAATAGATGGCACTATCATGTTCATAGTTGAACATTACTGCTTTTATTGCCTTAATCTAATTTTTACAGAGGAGAAACCACATCAAAATGACACGAATAACTCCAGAAGAAGCTAAAATATTAGCAAAATTTCTCAAAGAACTCAAGGACTACAAAGAAGCCAAAACGAAAAAGAAAATTATTCCAAGACAAATTTCGGTTATCTATCAATATCCAACTAAGCCCAAAGAGTTTCACTGGTCTTCCTATCATAGATGGTTTGATAAAGTGTTCAAAAATGAGGGTGTATCAAAAAATATCTTGCTAATTGCCCTGCACATATCGGCAAATATAATTGTGAGTTTAGAAACCTCGCTTAAAAAGAAACATTTATTAGGTAAAATTAATGAGAGACGACTTGAGAAAGCAATTGAGTTATTGAGGAAAATTAAGTTCCAATGGGAATAGATAAATAGAGAGGATTAACTATGAAACAAAGCCACATAATCAGCCTATTAAAATCCGATGACATCGACACGCCCCCACGCAGAAAGAAATGGTTGTTCTATCCCTCTGAAGCCTCCTGTATCATCGAGGGCAGAGTTGTCGGTAACTGCTTAAGACGGTCTTATTATGCTTGGAAAAAAGCACCGATTACCAATCAGCCCAGTGTATTTGCTCGTGTTTCCAGAAAGATGGGCAAATTTATCGAATCCGACACGAAAGACTGTTTGCTACATAACAGAGAACTCATAGATAAGTCAAAGAAGGATAGACACTTCAAGACAGAAATCATTGAGGGAATCACGGTATCTGGCGAAATCGATGCTATTACAAAGAGAGGAAATAAGGAAATAGGTTTAGAAATAAAGTCCTTTTCAAGCAACCCAAAATATGTCGCAGATAAACCCAAAGAAACGCACATTATGCAAGCCTTGCTATATATTATCTGCTATAGACCAAGGGTACCCTATTGGCTTATTTTTTACAGAAAATCGCCAGTAACATACAAAGCCAAAATGGATGACTGGCTTAATTTTGAGGGTTTTGAGCATAGAATCGATTGGATAAAAATGGATAATAATATATTTCCGATTATCAATGGTAAGCTGGATAAATCGATCTCGATTCGTGGAATTTTGGAAAGGTGGAAAGTTTTAAAATATTATATAATAAAAAATGAACTACCTCCGTGCGATTATAAATTAAGTAGTAAGGAATGTGGTTATTGTCCCTATAAAACAGCTTGTCGACATAAAAGAAAATAATTATCATGAGAGTAAAAATATCGAAAAAGCAATTATATAACTTATATTGGGATAAATCTTTTTCGGAGAGAAAGATAGGAAGATTATTCAAATGTCATCCAGATACTATCTATCGAAAAATGGTCAAATATAATATAAAAAGAAGAACAAGGAACGAATTCGGTAAATTATCTCATCGTTTTGGTAAATCTTGTCCTCATAGTAAACATGGTGTATATAAGAATACTTGGATGAGAAGTTCCTATGAAATAGCGTATGCCAAGTTCTTGGATAAAAGTAATATTAGATGGGAATATGAATCTAAGCGATTTGATTTGGGAAATACAACATACTGCCCAGATTTTTATCTGCCTGAAACTGATGAGTATGTAGAAATTAAGGGATGGTGGTGGAAAGTCGCTAAAAGAAAATTTGAACTCTTCAAGAAGATCTTTCCTGCTATTAAAATCAAGGTCTTAATGAAGCTCGATCTACAAAGATTAGGCATAATTTAGCTACTATGAAATAAGAGGAGGTAATAATGGTTCCACAAATTTCACTAGAAACAATTACTGAAACGGCCATTAGATTGGCTAATTTAAGCGAAAGTGTAAATAAGACAGGCAACTCAGAGATATTTAATTCTCTGCTTCTTACTATTAACGATAAGCAGCCACATTTAATTGAATGGTTCGCACTTTATTGTCAATCATGCCTAGGTCAAGGAATGGGAAAGGCTGAGATAGCTGCTATGACGATGGCTTTTATAATAGTAATGAAAGCATTATATAATCAAGATGAGATTAGTAACCTAGAGGATTTGTTCAAAAAATGAAAGGTATTCCCAAAATTAAATCACATCATTGTTGTCCTATTTGTCATAAGCCCCTCATGGTGACCTATTGGGGCTTGTCCAATCTATCAAATCCAAAATCTGAAGAACTATGGCGATTTTGCTGCATTAGCATTCTAGATACATCATTTGGCAAATATCAATGCTACTTTAATACGCCTATCATTCAACTTCCCCAAAATTATTCAGGGAAGATAAACTGGGATAAAACAAAAAGCCTTACCAACAACATTCACTCTGTCTTAAGAGATGCTATTGATAAGGCCATTAAAAAAAATAAATTTATTACTTAAAGTCTATCTTTAATATATCTGCCAACAAAATATAAGGCAGCTCCCGCCAAAATCCCGCCTACAACCAAAGTATTCTGACGAACGATCGCTAAAATCGAAATCAAACCTAGAATACAACCACTTACCTGACAAATCAAGCCGATAGTTCTATTGTCCATGATAATCCCTCCTTTTTCAAAATTTCAGTGCCCAGTAAAATAAGAATCTATTATCATTAGGATCTTCCCAAGCCTTCCCAAACGATATACCCGCTGATGAATTTCTCATCCAATCGGCTAGCTCAACATCATAGGAAATTCCAGCGTATATGGCTTTTTGGGTTCCAAAAACATCGAGATTCCATCTAAAATAATGAGCCAGCTCCATTCCCAAGCCAACTTCTCCATTCCCTATTGATGAAATCCCAGCAAAGAGCTTTGGTCTAATCTTTATGCCATAAGGTTTTAGCTGGGGCACATCAGACGCTCTCACAATTTGATTGTCGAGAAAGACATGGCCATCCCTTACTTCCAATTTATGCTGCTCTCCGTTTCTTTCAAGATAGGCAATAAAGTCTTTATATCCACCCAAGATAATCGGCTTCCTTTTCATTCCCTGCCAGTAACCAAATGAAACAAGGATTATTGCAATAATTCCTGCCACTATCAGAAATCTGTATACTTCATTAAATGTTTTACTCCACCAGACTGGGTTGACAATATTGAATCCACTCCAAAATTTTTTGCTACTCCAAGGTTCTTTATACTTATATTGCTTTCCCACTACACAATTTAACTTTTCCATATTACACTCCTAATTAATAAGCACTGCGAACAAATGAAAGTTCGAAGTTACTAAAATTTCGGCTACCCGCACCAGGAGACCCACCCAACCAGTAACAGTCCTCGATAGTATAGGATAGCTCGCCTTCACGCTCAACTGTTAGAGTATTTTTACCAGTAGACAATAACTCATATAAGTTAATCAGATATTTCTCCAATTCAAGCCTAGTATCTTTCTTTTTGAAGCAGTTTATCCTAATAGTCAGATGTCCTCCACCCAAATCACTTGTTGACTGCACCAATACTCCCAATGCTGTTGGAATGATAAGTGGCTGAACATTTCCTGAATAGGAAGTTGAGACATAAGCAGAATCGCCCAGATAAGTATCGCCAAATTTAACCTTCTGTTTCTTTACTATTGGAGGCTCGCCTGGAACCGCATCAATAGCACCTCTTTTTGAAAATGTTAGAGTCGTGGTTGAATATTGACTTTGTGCTGTTCTTACCGAATAGCCTGTTAGTTTACAATTAGCGAAAGTAACTGCTATTCCACCACCTGCCTCACTGGTCTCAAAATAGACATCATAATTTTCGCCCTTTATTAAGTTGACATCATAGCTATCTGTTGCATAGGATATAGACATTGCCAGGGTTTCAGTCTCTTTTACTTCATCTGTAACTTCGCCCTGCGGTCCATATTCCTTGTGTGTGATTATATCATAGTCTATGGAGATTTCTGTAGTAGGAACTATCTCCTTTTTCAAAACATCATTTTGTTTTAATTTTACTTTACCTACAGAGAATCTATAAGTTGTCATTCTTAAACCTACCTTTCTTTTTAGTCTCGATTCATTAGTTTAATGTTGTCTACAGTCATCTCAACTGAAGAATATCCGTCTTTATCTATAGTCCATTTTGCATCTGCTCTTGTTCTTATCCAAAAATGTATTTGTTTTACATAAGCATTAGACGGTGGAAAATGACCATATTTAGTAAAGTAATCATTATACAAATTTCTATCAAAATTGTCCATTTCAGTATCTGTTAATAAAAAATCAGGAGCAGCTATATTAAAACCGTGAGCATAAAGTATTCTTCTACTAAATCCGAAATAATCTGAAAAGGTTACTAAAACTTCAATATAAGCATAATTATTTGGACAATTACCAGTATGGACTATATTAAAAGCAGTATCAAATAATAATTTTGTATTACTAGTTACCTTCCATAAATTAGTAGCAAAATATGGTAATCGTATATACATATAATTATATACATTTCTTGTAGGATGTGGGTATGATGAACTTGTTAAATGACATTCTGACTCTGCTTGCATATGTATATAAGAACTTCCATCTTCAATCTCTTCAGTTGCTTTGCCTAATAATCTATATCGTAACCATCCTACAGATCCGTAAGTTTCAGAGTAATCATATCGATAAGCAAATCTATGTGTTCCTTTATCACCAACGAATGATTTACTGAAATCCACAGGAGAGATACCTGCTGCTGGCATTACTATTGTATTATCTAAATCAACATAAGTAGCTGGTATTGTAACATTAAATTTTTCTATCCAAATAATAAGTAAACCTCTTCTTAATTCTTCTATATGTAAGGCTCTAATTGGCACTTTTTTGGGTAATAAGGGTAGTCCATTACTTCTATTTATGTCTGTCCAGTCGATTTGTTCTGTTTCCGTTTCATTTCCTATTCTATCATATTTAAAATAATCTGCTATTGTAAATCCAGTAGCTTCTAAGCACTTTTCTACCGATATTCTTAATTGCTCTATGTGAACATGTCTTAAAGGTTCCTTATTGGTTATTTCTAAAAATTCAGTTCTGTTTTCCTCATCCAGTATTTGTTCTTCTAAATTTTTATAATAATTTTGGAGTTCTATGATATGCAATACCCTCGATGGATCTTTACCCTTATATTCAGCTCCTGCCAAACCCATATGGGTTAGTAAGGGGTCTTCTGACCAGAATGGTTTAGGATCACCATATTCATTAACTCCTGCCGAACCTCTAAAACCTCTATCGGTTATTTTATTATGGCAAATCGGACAATTGTCCATTTTTCTCCTTTAGTCTGAATAATGTGCAATTCCAGCAATGGGCTCATCAACAGTTTCCGATTTCTGTTCGCCCAN